CTGTGGGGAATCCCTCATGTCGACCGGGACGACGAAAGGAGAAACTCGAAAGACAGCCCGTCGAGCGTACGAACCGGCCAAGAAGAAGCGGAAGGCATCAGCCTCGAACAAGAAGTACGGACGTGCATTCAAGCAGGTCGCACCCAGATTCAAGAAGAAGAACGGTCAGTGGAAGAAGAATGGATTCAAAAACGCCGTCAAAGCAGCCCACAAGAAAGCAAAGGGGATGAGATGATGCCAGAAGATGTTTCACCACACCAACTCTACAAGCAGATAGGGCCGGCCAACATTGGGCTCGACTTCAGTTTGTTCACTGACACGATCTACGCGGGTGATGGATGGGAAGTTCTCTGGAACACCTTTCCCTACGCCGTAAATCGACAATACATCGACCTGCAAGGTTGGTCTGCTCAACAACTCACCACCTTCACCCAAGGAGTCGACTTTCAACACTCAAGGCGGCCGCGTTCAACATCCACTGGCATCCTCGAGATCACTGTCGTGGACCTCCTCACTACGCGTAGGCTCACCGACGCAGAACTCAACAACTGGGGCTCCGTTCTACTCCCTTCGGTTTCTGATGACCTTCCGGGCTTCTTGGATAGTACCGTTGACTTGATGGAAGTGATCTACGGAGAGAGGACAACCTATGTCTCGAACAACACGATGGCACCAGGGTTAGCCGGGTCCGTCTATGTTACCATCGGGTCAGAGTCTTTCGGCAGTGGAAACCCCACTGCCATGAATCGCCTCCACTGGACCCGAATCATCTGGGCGAATGGTTCTGGTGACTCAGAGAGTTTCACTGTTGGAGGAACCAACCTCGTCGTTCAGGCTGTCTCGGCGAAGGAAGACGATCTAATCTGGATAGAACGCCTACGCCGGTCATACCAACATCACGACCGGGCGGGCATCTGATGGCAATCAAGAAGAAGAAGAAGTTCGACGAGGACGCATGGCTCTGGATGGGTCAGCCCTTCTCCCCCGGTCTCGCGCCAGTTGGCAAACTTCCCCAACCCATCAAGGAGAAGGTCGTGGCTGATGTTGGAAGAGAATACTACACATTCCTTGAGGCCTTCGGAAGATACGCTCGAATAGGATTCTTCGGGACACCAGGGGGAGCACTCACTCCCACCCTCAGCGCCGCCGCGACCCGCTACGGTGCAGGCCCATTACTGGCGAGCGCTGTCGGTCTCGGTGGTGAATATCTAGTCATGGCCATTCTCGTCACGGCCCTAGGGACCATCCTCGACCCGATGGACTACTACGAGGGTGGCATCATGACACCATCACAAGCAGCCGAGTTCCGAGGCGGGGTCAGTGGGCTGAAGAGATCGGTATTCTCAGAGGACGAGGAGACTGGGGCCCTTGGCCGCGAGGTTCGGAGATTCCTCAGTCCTCCTGGTTCGGAACGTCGGAAGCATGGGATCGTCCCATTCTGAAGAAGAAGCCGAGGAGGCGGCGCCACCAGGTCCGCCTGGGTTTCTCCTTGGGTGATGATGATTCCCCCCCCACTGGTGAGACCACTTTTTGCAGGTGGGCTCGACTCTGTTCTCGAGGACTCTCGAGGTGATGATCTAGGGCCGTTTGAAATCCGGGAAGATTAGGTTGAACCGAGCCATTTCTGCGGCTGGCATATCGCTGGAGTTCCTCCTGGAGAGAGTCGTCTGGAAATGCCAGCCAGAGCAGCTGACTTTTCCTTCCCCTGGATGTCATTCGCCCAGGGCGGAACTGATGTCGAGTTCCACACTTCTTGCATCGTAGATCTATCCGCTTCGGAATCTTCCATCCGATGTAGACATTCCAATGACGGCACATCCTCTGCATCCCGTGCATCCCCCGCGACGCGCGGCAGTTCCATATTGCTCTCATCTAACTATCCTCATCGTTCCACAATGTCGCCGAATACCATCGTTCTGAAGTCGGCGATACCTGTGGTTATTGTGCGCGGTGGCGCTGGTTACCGCGGTGTAGCCACAAGAGGAGCATCGTCGAAGAGTTCGTCGAGGACTCATTCAATCACCACACTCGGGACAGAACCAAAGATCCCAACCAAGCATATCCTTGGTGAAGATTACGACATTCCCACAGAGCATACAGATGATTCTCTCTGCATCTGTCTCGTCTGGTAGGTCTTCCTCGCTGGCTGTCTCGTCATGTGGATCATCCTCGGGCTCAAAGGTGTCTGCTTCGCGCATGGAACGCCGACCTCCTGCTACTACTAGAACCCTCCTTCTGAGGGAATAACAAAAGGAATCGCTATGGAGGGGTAGCGTTCGCTTCTCGAACACTCCCCACGCTAGAGTGCGCACTGGCACCCTCGCATCGTTCACGATGCGGGCATAGCCCATAAGCGTGGCGTACAGAGTGAGCAAAAAAAAGAGGAAGAGGTTTGATATGCCCCACGCGCGTGCTTGAGATATGGCACGAAGCAAATCATCCAGTTTTTGGTTGACAGAGACAGTAACGATACCCCCCGCAACGGGACCCGGTACTAGAGTGAGCGGAACGATGGATATCGGTTCTCTGGTCGATGTCGGTGACAGGCAGGGACTTTCGATAGAGCAATGTGACTTCATCCACCAGGTCAGCACTGACTTCGGCGGCGATGTTGAATCGATGCTCGCCACAAACGGAGCAATCACAACTCAAATCAGCGATCTAAACCCCGGTGGCCTACTGGTTCGGGCCGATGATGTGAACCTCATCGCCTCTGGTTCATTGAACATCGAAGACAGCATCGCCAGTAACCAGGGCGACTTCTTCCCAGATACCTTTGGGAAGTACGATGAGGCGAGGACCGTGGTTAACGACCAGTTGTATGTTGTGACCGGCCCTGACATATCTGCCACCGGAGGCTCTTCCGTGTTCGTGACGGTACGTCTCAAGTGCCGGATTATCACACTAACGACCAAGGATTGGATCGCCTTGGCAATCACCTCTGTAGCAAACGACTGAGGTGGTTAGCGTGGCTAACTTCTGTCCGAACTGTGGGGAATCCCTCATGTCGACCGGGACGACGAAAGGAGAAACTCGAAAGACAGCCCGTCGAGCGTACGAACCGGCCAAGAAGAAGCGG